ATTAGAAGTTTAAACAACGGAGTATTGGATAAGTCATTTGCAATCCCGTGGGAAAGATATCAAAATAATTTACTATTGACAAATGAAGAGGGTTTGAATATTATCCCTACAAAAATATTCAAAATAATAAATGTTAAAGATTGGTAAAAAAGCTTGGTATTTTAAAAAACTTCTTTATATTTATTACTGAATAACAATTAAACAATTAACAATTAATTAATAGGAGAAACAAAATGGATATTAACGCAATCAAAAAAAGGTTAAACCAGTTACAATCAACCAATACTAGAACTTCAAATCTTTGGAAACCGCAACCAGGAAAACAACAAGTTAGAGTAGTTCCTTACAAATTCAATCCAGATACACCATTTATAGAGTTATTTTTTCACTATAATTTAGGTGGTAAGAACTACCTTTCACCAATCAGTTTCGGTAGACCAGACCCGATTGAAGAATTTTCACAAAGACTAAAAACAACCGGTAGTAAAGACGATTTCACTTTAGGTAGAAAATTAGAAGCCAAGATGAGAACTTTTGCACCTGTTATTGTTCGTGGTGAAGAATCTGAAGGAGTTAAGTTTTGGGGATTTGGAAAGACAGTTTATCAAGAACTTCTTTCAATCATAGCTGACCCAGATTACGGAGACATTACAGACCCGAAAAATGGTCGTGATATTACATTAGAGTTTAAAACTGCTGAAGAAACAGGAGCATCATTTCCTTCAACTTCAATTAGAGTTAAACCTAATCAAACACCGATAACTGAGGACTCTAATATATTGGAACGAATTAAAGATACTCAAAAAGAAATTACTGATATCTATCAAGAGTTGTCATATGAAGATTTGACAAATGTCTTGAACGAGTGGTTAAATCCTGATGAAGAAACAACAGAAACTTCAACAGAAGAACCAAAAAAATCAGTAAATGAATTTGACCAAAAACTAGCAGAAGACAAAGCTGAAAAAGAATCAGCTTCAAAAGTTCAAGATGCTAGTCAACAATTCGACGATTTATTCAACAATTAAGGAGTAGAAAATGTCAGTAAAAGACGATTTGGCTAATGTCATAGCCGATAACCTGAACAAAAAGTTCAAAGACAACAAAGTAGCGTATTTCCTTGACGGAAGTGATGATACACCAACAGATATTAAAGACTTTATTTCAACAGGGTCTTCAATGTTGGATTTAGCAATCTCTAATCGTGAAGACGGAGGTATTGCTGTTGGTAGAATTACAGAAATCAACGGATTAGAATCAAGTGGTAAATCATTACTTGCATCTCACATACTTGCAGAAACTCAAAAGAAGGGTGGTATCGCAGTTTATATGGATACAGAAACATCAGTCAGTAGAGATTTCTTAGAAGCTATTGGTGTTGATGTTAGTAAATTGTTATATCTGCACTTCGAGTGTGTTGAAGATATATTTGAAGCCATTGAAGATATCATTACTAAAGTTCGTGAATCAGACAAAGATAGATTAGTAACTATCTTGGTGGACTCACTAGCGGCTACATCAACAAAAGTTGAAATAGAAGCAGACTTTGGTAAAGACGGATATGCGACTACAAAAGCAATCGTTATCTCAAAAGCACTTCGTAAGATAACTCAAATGATTGGTCGTCAAAAAGTATCACTTGTCTTTACAAATCAATTAAGACAAAAATTAGGTGTTATGTTTGGAGACCCGTGGACTACGAGTGGTGGTAAAGCATTACCATTTCACGCTTCAACCCGTGTTAGATTAAAAAATATGGGTCAAATCAAAGATAGTAAGAAAAAGAATATCTTAGGTATGAAGTGTAGAGCTCAAATCATTAAAAACAGATTAGGGCCACCTTTGAGACACGCAGACTACGATATGTATTTTGATTCTGGAATTGATAACTATGGTGGTTGGTTAGGTGTAATGAAAGAACACAAGTTGGTAAAATCAGCTGGTGCTTGGTATACCTTAGAATACCGCAAAAAAGAATATAAATTCCAATCAAAAGACTTTAAAGAGTTAATGGAAACTAATGACGGACTTCGTAATCATCTTTACAAACAAATTTGTGAAAAATGTATTTTAGAATACCAAAAAGGAAATGTAGGTATTGATGATATAGAATATACAGGGGAAGTCATTGGAGATGAATAAAAAAAAGTATTTATCGATTCTTGATGATATTAAAAAAGGCGGCTCGGAACTTGGAGATAATCCAAATGAAAATGTGTTGATAATAGATGGACTGAATACTTTTATTAGAGTATTTAGTGTTATACCAACTACTAATGATGATGGGACACACATTGGTGGAATAGTTGGTTTTCTGAAATCAATAGGTTACACAATCAATATGTTTAGACCTACTCGTTGCATCATAATGTTTGATGGAAAGGGTGGGTCAAGTCGCCGTCGTAAATTATATCCAGAATATAAAGCCAAAAGAAAAACAAATATTCGATTGAATAGAGCGTATGGGTTTGATAATATTGAACACGAACGTGAAAATATGATACGACAAATCAGAAGAACGATTGATTACTTAGAATACTTACCGATTACTTTACTATCAATAGACAATGTGGAAGCTGATGATATTATTGCATACGCATCCAAACAAGTTTTAACTGATAGTAAAGTAACGATAATGTCATCAGATAAAGACTTTCTTCAATTAGTTGATGATAGAATTTCAGTATGGTCACCAACAAAGAAAAAACTATACAAACCAGAACAAGTAATGGAAGAATATGGTATTCCTTCACACAATTTATTAATGTATAGAATATTTGACGGAGATAAATCTGATAATATTAATGGAGTTCGTGGTTATGGATTAAAAACCGTAATTAAAAAATTACCATTTTTACAAGAAGAAAAACAATTTTCAGTTGATGATGCAATAAAAGAATCAAGTGAACTAGAAGAACATAGAGAACTTATGAAACGAAACTATGATTTAATGCAATTACATAATGTAAATATATCAGCATCAGCCAAAACAAAAACCATAGATAAAATGAGAGAACCAATTCCTAATTTGGATAAAGTAACATTTAAGAAAATGTTTTTAGAGGACAAAATGTATTCAGCACTTCCAAATTTAGAAACTTGGTTACAGACAAAATTTCAAACATTAGTAAAATTTATAGGACAATAAAATTTATTTGATTTTGAAAATAAAAATGATATTTATTTATGGGTAGAAAAGTAATATACAAAACAGAAAAAGAAAAGAAAGAAGCTCAGTTAAGATGGCAACGAGAACATTATGAGCGTAATAAAGAAAAATTAAAGTTACAAGCCCGACAACGATATCGTAAACAACAACAAGAAAAAATTAGAAAAGAAACGAGGGATAAGTTATATGGAGAATGAAAAACTAACGAGTTTTGGAAACTCTTTTCAATCCAAAATCATAGCATCATTATTGGTTAAGAAAACTTTCTTACAAACTATTTCAGATATTCTACAAGAAGAATATTTTGATTCTGATGCCAATAAGTGGTTAGTTAAAACTATTATATCTTATTTCTATGAATTTAAAACAAGTCCAACATTAGAAGTAATCAAGGTAAAGATAAATGATGTAGAAGATGATATATTGAAAACATCTATTATTGATAAATTAAAAGATGCTTGGAATCATAGAGAATCAACAGATTTAGAATTTACACAGAAAGAAACTATCAAGTTTTGTAAAAATCAAAAATTAAAAAATGCAATTATTGATTCAGTAGTTCTATTGGAAAACCAAGACTATGATGAAATCAAAAAGAAAGTTGATGAAGCAATGTCAGCCGGAACTGAAAGAGATGTTGGACACGATTATTTAGTAAGTTTAGAAGAAAGATTATCTAAATCAGCAAGAGATGTCGTTGAATCTGGTTGGGGTGAGATAGATGACATTATGGACGGAGGTCTTGGTGGTGGTGAATTGGGTGTAATTGTTGCACCAGCAGGTATCGGTAAATCTTGGGCGTTACAATGTATTGGTGCCAATGGTTTGAAAAAAGGAAAAACAATTGTTCATTATTCATTAGAGTTAAATGAAAATTATGTAGGGTTGAGATACGACACAATATTTAGTGGTATTACAACATCTAATATAAAGTATTATAAAGAAGATGTCAAGAAAAAATTAGAAAAATTACCTGGAAAACTGATGATTAAATATTATCCAACAAAATCAGCGTCAGTTCAAACACTAGGTTCTCATTTAAAACAATTAGAATTACAACAAATAAAACCAGATATGGTATTGGTTGATTATGCTGATATTTTAATGGGTGTTGGAAAAGAAAAAAGATTTGTGTTAGAGTCTATTTACGAAGATTTAAGAGCTCTAGCAGGAGAATTAAATTTACCGATTTGGACTGCCTCACAAGCCAATCGTTCATCATTAGAAGAAGAAGTAATTGATGCTACAAAAGTATCTGAATCTTATTCTAAAATTATGATTGCAGATTTCGTGATGAGTATGTCTAGAAAAGTAGAAGATAAGGTTGGGAAAACCGCAAGATTTCACATTATCAAAAACAGGTTTGGTGTTGACGGAATAACATTTCCTTCAAAAATGGATACTGAACTTGGTAAAATTGATATCTATAAATCCACTTCAAAACAAGGAGTTCAACAACAAAAGAAAATGGACAACTCTGAGGAATTTTTGAGAAAAACTTTGAAAGAAAAGTTGCAAATACATCAAAAAGAAGTGGACGGTTTTGAATAATCTTATATTTATATTAGAACAAAAAGATTTAAATTAAAAAGGAGTTTCAATGCAATTTCAGTTATCGGACAATTTCGTAGACAAATATAAAAGAAAAAAAGCACCATTTGGGTTCAATGGTCTTGGTGAATTAGTCTATATGAGAACCTATTCAAGAATTAAACAAGATGGAAAAAATGAAAGATGGTGGGAAACCGTAAGACGAGTAGTCGAGGGGACTTATTCAATGCAAAAACAATGGATAGATTCACACCAATTAGGTTGGAATCCTTGGCAAGCACAAAAGTCAGCACAAGAAATGTATGACAGAATATTTAATATGAAGTTCTTACCGCCTGGTCGTGGTTTATGGGCTATGGGAACACCAATAACTGAAGAAAAAGGTTTATATGCGGCGTTAAACAATTGTGCATTTGTATCCACGAAAACAATCAAAGATGATTATTCAAAACCATTTTGTTTCTTAATGGACGCATCAATGTTAGGTGTTGGTGTAGGATTCGATACTAAAGGAGCGGGGGAAATTATCGTTAAAGGTGTTGAAATCAAAAGAGATTCACAACAATACCAAATCCCAGACACTCGTGAAGGTTGGGTAGAATCATTAAAACTATTATTAGAAAGTTATTTTCACGGACAAGCACCTATTGAATTTGATTATTCTTTGATTAGAAAAGCAGGTGAACCAATTAAAGGCTTTGGAGGAGTATCATCAGGACCAGAACCATTGGAAGAAGTCCACGAAAGTATTAGACAAGTATTAGAGGGCAATACAGGACAACCAATCACAATCACAACCATTGTAGATATTATGAATTTAATTGGTAAATGTGTTGTAGCTGGTAATGTTAGAAGAACAGCAGAAATTGTTTTTGGTGAACCTGATAATGAAGAATACTTAGACTTAAAAAATTACAAAGTAAATCCACACAGAGACCAATATGGTTGGACATCAAACAACTCAATATTTGCAGAACTCGGTATGGATTATACAGAAGTTTCAAAAAGAATCGTAGATAATGGAGAACCAGGATTAGCTTGGTTAGATAATATGAGAAAGTATTCTCGTATGAAAAATGGAGGAGATAACAAAGACCATAGAGTAATGGGTGGTAATCCTTGTTTGGAACAATCATTAGAATCATATGAGTTATGTTGTTTAGTAGAAACATTTCCAGACAATCACGACGACTTAGAAGATTACAAAAGAACTTTAAAATACGCATATTTATATGCTAAAACGGTTACATTGGGTAGAACACATTGGTCAGACACAAATCGTGTTATGTTGAGAAACAGAAGAATCGGTTGTTCAGTTAGTGGTGTCGCACAATTCATAACTAATCGTGGTATTGATGAGTTAAGAACTTGGTTAGAAGGTGGATATGACACTATACAAAAGTGGGATAAAGAATATTCAGATTGGTTTGCTATTCCAAAGTCAATTAAGACTACATCAGTAAAACCAAGTGGTACGGTATCTTTACTAGCTGGAGCTACACCAGGACTACACTATCCAGAATCAAGATTTTACACACGAAGAATTAGATTATCAATCAATTCGGAATTGGTAGAACCATTAAAGAAAGCAGGATACAAAATAGAACCAGCATTTGGTTCTGAGGATTCAACATTGGTGGTAGAAATACCAGTAGATGTCGGAGAGGGAATAAGAACCGCAAGTGAATTGACCATTTGGGAACAATTCAGTATAGCGGCATTCCTACAAAGACATTGGGCGGACAATCAAGTGAGTTGTACTGTGACATTTGACCCTGAAACTGAGGGAGAACAGATACCGCATGTCCTTAATTACTATCAGTATCACTTAAAAGGAATAAGTTTATTACCAAGACACGATTACGGAGCGTATAAACAAATGCCTTATGAAGCTATTGAAGAAAAGGAATACAATAAACAAGTTAAAAAATTGGGTAAACTATCATTTGGAGTTATTAAGAACGAAGAAGCGGAAGTGGATAAGTTTTGTAATAATGAATCTTGTGAAATACCCGGACTAAATGTTGAAGAAAACTAATTTTCTTAACTGGCAGACGACACACCAGGATAAAAATGTGTCATCACAGTAACAAACAAGGAGAACGATTATGAATATTCGTAATCTTATGGTAT